AGTTACTATGGTGCAGAAACTGGTGGGACGTACATTGGTGAGCATCATCACCACAGACATGATGAGATGTATAGAAGCGATAAACTAGCTATTATCCTTCCGCGTGGTCCTGTTATCAGTGTTGACTCGATTACATGGACAGACTTCTCAGGCAATATCAACACACTTTCTCCAACCCAATACAATGTAGATTTATTGTCTGAGCCGGCTCGAATCCGACCTCTGTATAACAGCAATTGGCCTTGGGCAATATTTGATACTAACTCTGTGATTGTCACGTTCACATGTGGCTACCAGCAAACTGTGACAGAGCAATTGACAGCAACCGTTGGTGAAAGCCCTGTCGTGGTTGTGTCTCGCATTGCAAATCTGTTGTCAGTTGGGTCCATCTATGATGTGGCCTCTATTACAACAGAGGTGCCACTAGGTAATCCTATCACTCCCACAGCGGTTAATTTAGCTACGGGTCATATAACACTTCCTGCTGGTGAATCTGGGTTGGCAGTCAATGTTACATATCTAACAAGCTCAATACCTAAAGCATTCATCCATGCGATGAAGCTGATGGGCACAGCTTGGTATGAGAACAGATCTGAAGTTGTTCAGGGTGGTGGCAACTTCAACAGTATGCCTACACCTATGGGTGCTAGTTCCCTTTTATCCACATACGAACTCTTCAAGTTCGGGTATCCCAAGGGATAAGGAGGAATCTTGCAGCCAGGAATCATGAATCGCAGGATTTGCATTCAGAACAACCTTGTTGGTAAGGATGCAGCCGGCCAAGCTACAAACACATGGAACACAGTGTATTCATGCTGGGCAGCACTCAATGTCCAAGGTGGCAAGCAGGTTTATAGCACTGCTGAATTCACTACCAAGACTGCGTACAACATAGAAGTCAGGTGGACGCCATCATTTTTATTCCAACCTAATCAACGAGTCATCTACGTTGAACAATCATCAGGTGTCACGCACACGTACACCATTGAGTCCATTAGCAATCCAAATCAGTCGAACAAGACAGTGATGATTCTTGCCTATGAGTTGGAGGCCAATGAGTAATGATTGAAACTGATTTTTATGATTTACTCGTGAGCTTCCAAGCCATTACCGAACTATGTGGTGCAGGAACATTAGGAATTTACCCCTTAGTTCTTCCGACTGAGCCTTGCCTTCCAGCAATAGTCTATAGCTTCATAGGTGCTACATCAAATCCCACATTCGACACATCTGGTTTTACTAGATATCGAGTGCAGGTTGACTGCTTTGCAACCACTTATCTCCAAGCAATAACACTTCGTGCAGCTGTTGTAGATGCTTTGAATGGCTACTCTGATGGCAACATGAGCATTGAAAAGCTACACCCAATCGACTTCTATGACCACGAGCTTAAACAGTACCGTGCGTTGATAGAGTTTTACGTGTCCTCAGTTTTATAAACAGAGCCACAGCCCACCCTTCACACCTGCTGCCCTTGGGCGGCCTTTTCATTTTAAAGGAGTAGTAAATTAATGCCCACATATAATGGTAGTCGTGCACAGGCTGGGAGAGGATCACAGCTTTCAATTGGTGGACTCACCGGTGCAGGTGGAGTAGATACCTACACTCTCGTAGGTGAAATCAAGACTGCTGGAATCTCTGGAGCACAGTGGGGTACGGAAGACGTATCTAACTTTGAGTCAGGCGCTGATCAGGAATTCCTTTCCACAATGCGTGACAACGGAACACTTGATCTTGCAGGTAACCGAGTTTCCTCCGATGCAGGGCAGGTGGCTGTTGAGGCTGCTTTCTCTAGCGGTCTGAAGTATGACTTCAAACTCCAGCTGCCTATCAACACTCAGGCAGGACAGACCACTGTTGGCGACAGCTATACATTCTCTGCGCTCGTGCAGTCGCGTGACATCGCTGTTGATACCACCAAAGCCATCGGATGGACGACGAAACTGAAAGTCTCAGGTCCTGTCACGTTGGTCCCTGGCAGCTAATGAGTTACGTACTAATCAACCATATAGACGATTCTGCAACACTTGTAGTAGCCAGTAGAAAACATGGAATGTTCAATGTTCCAATAGATGTGGAAGAGGCTGACAGGGTTGCGGAATTGTCGTGGGCTGTTCAAAAGTTAGGTAGCATTATCTACTTTTGTACCACGCTAAAAGACACCGAGGGAAGAGAGACTACACTCTCTTTGCACCGATTCATATTGAATGCCCCAACAGGCAGCTTAGTGGACCACCGTAATCCAGCGGACACGTTAGATACAAGAAAGTCCAATCTACGATTTGCAACCTTTGAGGGTAATAATAGGAATCGCAGGTCTCGACCAGGAAGCTCTTCTAAGTACAAGGGTGTTAGCTGGTGCAAGTCTCGTAATAAGTTCCAAGTATCCATTCGTGTTAACGGAGGATATAAGACAATCGGAAGGTACACCTCTGAGGTAGAAGCTGCTCATGCCTATGATGATGCTGCCCGAAAGTATTATGCAGACTTTGCGTATCTCAACTTCCCCGACAGTTAGTTCCAGAAGGAAACCGTATATCAAGTGAGCGGTTTCCTTCTTTTTTCACATCAAGGAGTAGTAAATTTTGCCTAAGTATAAAGTCGCCGGCGTACCTGGCGTTGACCCTACGCTCCCAGACGTTCAACTCACTCTGGGTGATACAACTTACAACCTCGTTTTTTCTTTCGCTGCTTTAGCTATTGCTGCTTCTCATCTCCGCGCCAAGGGCATTCAGGTTAATCTACTGCACTCGCTTGATCTCTCCGCACTGGATGCAGACCGATTAGGACCATTGCTTTATGCAGCACTGATCACACACCAACCGTCAATCACGATTGATAAGGCGTTGTCATTAGTAACGATGCACAGTCTAGGTACAGTCTTTGAAAAGATAGTTGAAGCCTACGCTGCTTCCCTCGCTGATAACACCAAGAAATCTGGTACAGAGGGAAAAGCCTAGCCGCATCGGAGCTTGAGCCAGAAGAAGCCATCTGGATGCGGATGTGGTCAAGTGCTAAATATGACTTAGGGCTCACCAGTGAAGAGTTCTTTGCTCTCACTCCTCGTCAGTTTGATGCCTTACAGAAACGTCATAAATCAAAGGCCGAGTCTAACGAGTTGCTGTTTGGACAGTTGACATCTTGGGTAGCAAATACAGGATTCAGATCAACAGAGAAACCTACCAAACCTGCTGACTTCATGCCTAGTAAATGGGCAAACAAAGCAGAACAAAAGCCTCTGGCAACAGTGAGACGCAAACGTTCAATCATTGCACAAGAGTGTCGCAGCATCATGTCTTTCTTTGGGGTAAACAGTGGATGACGGAATAACAATTGAAATTGAAGGACTAAAAGACGCAGATGAGATGCTTGGTAATTTGGCTTCCAAAGTAGCGGAGAGGGTAATACGTAAGGCTCTACGCGCCGGTGCCAAGTTTGAGCAGCAAGCACAAGCGAGTGCAGCACCTTTGAGACCAGACCTACCATCTGGCACAGCGTTGCCAATAGGGGCTCTCTCCAACGATGTAGTTATTAGAGTCCAACGAGTGGATGCTAACACTGTGGAGGCCATTGTAGGCCCAGGTGGGGCTACCAAACATGCATCGAATTGGGTCGAGTACGGGCATCGAATGGTAAAAGGTGGGTACTCAAAAGCTAATAGTAACGGTAGCTCGCGTGGTCCTGGTAAGCAAGTACTGGTAAATAAAAAAGACTCACCTGGGCTCGGAACAGTTCCGGCGCATCCCTACATTCGCCCCACTTTTGAGGCTACTGAGACGAGGGTTGTTGACATTATCGCAACCACACTTAAAGAAGAGATAACTAAAGCCTCCGAAAAAGGCGGTAACGCTTCATAAGGAGTTAGTATGGCACCAGCCGGCCAGGTACAAATTTCACTCCAGGTAAACAGCGCGTCATACACCGCTGGATTGAAAGCTGCACAGAAGCAATTAGGTGGTTTGAGTGATGCAGCAAAGCAGGCTGGAGCATCCACCGTAGGCTCCATGCAGGCCGCGTCTGCATCCATTAGAGCCCTTGAGAATCCGATGTCTCTGAACATCAGGACTCTCGCAAGGTTTGCTGCACAGTCCAAGATGCTGCAAGGTGTATTCGCAGCAGCCTTCCCTGTGGTCGGAGTGCTCGCCGCTGGTGCTCTTGTTGCCAAGCTTGGGATGGAAGTTGCCAAGTTTATCAAGTCTACCAATGAGATGCCGAAGGCAATATCACTCGGCTTTGGAGCTTTGAATCTTGCGACCAAGACAAGCATTGATGACCTTCAGCTTGTCAACGATAAACTTGACAACGCTCATGCGAAGTTCGAGAAGAAGGTTCAGAACAACGCAAAGATTCAGATTGATGAAGCTCGTATAGCGATGGACAAGTTTGCAGCGTCCATTGAGAGTGGTAATGCTAAGCTCACCGAACTTCTTGGTAGAACTCACGTCTCTGGATGGGCTGCACTGCTTGGCCAGTCTGGAACGGCTGACAGAGAAGGTACAGCTAAGGCGTTCAATCAGCAGATTGACAGCAATGCATACGATTTAGCAAGTGCTGATCCTGGCAGTAAGCAAGAGGCTGCCGCAAAGAACGCACTCATGGCTTCAATGCAAGCCCAGATAGCAGAAGCTCGTAGAGATATGGCGCTCCGCAATGCTGGTGAAAAGGGCGATGGAGCAGACAAAGAAGGAAACAACGTCCTGATTGATAAGGGTGTTATTGCTGATCGTCTAAGCCAGATTAAGTTAATGGGCTTGGAAGAGGCAAACGCGACCAAGGAAGCACAGGCCGCAAAGGATGAAGCATCAAAGGCCGGTACAGAGGCAGCCAAGGAAGCAGCACGCAAACAACTTCAGGCAGCAGAAGAAGCCCTGAACCAGATGAAGCTTGTTGGCAACGTTAGCATCAAGCAGGTCTATGATTACTGGGCCGAGTACAAGGCAACCCTTACAGCAGGCAGTATAGCGTACCAGGTTGAGTTCCAAGCGGTTCAAGAGAAGCAAACAGCAGCAGCGGTTGAAGGAGCAGCTAAAGCTCACGAGGCTATCACTAAGGCCATCGCGGAGCAGAAGCGTGAAGGCGTCTCTGATGAGAATGGCCCTGACATCATCAATCGTTATGCTAAGGATGCACAGCAGAACTCGCTGAGAACTGGTAACGAGCAGAATCAAGACTACGTTGATAACAATCAGCAGGCTATGGATGCCGCCAAGAACAAGGCGACTGAAGAAGAAGCCAAGTTGAATGATGAGGCTGGAAGATCCATGTCTCGGTACGCAGCTGCCGTGGCGCTTGCAAACGTACATAGTCAAGAATATGTGACTACGCAAGAGGCACTGGTTGCTATCGAGAACGTCAGGCAGATGCAGAGAGACGCTGATCCTAACAAGGAGACTGATCGTAACCTGTCGGCTGCACAAATGGCTGTATCCAATGCAGCAGCACAGAGACAGCTTCAGATTGGCAGCGACAGTGATTCTATCAATGGCCGCTCAACCTCTGCTGTCGCAGGATTTGATGACGCTATCAATGAGTTTGTTAGAGCGTCACAGGATGCTGCCGCACAGATGCGCAACCTAGTCACCAACACGATCCAAGGTCTAAACGAAACACTTCAGCATATCCTTGTTACTCCACACATGACTGGGAGACAGACCAGGCGTGCGTTTCGCGATTATGGAGCCCAGCAGTTTGGTAACGTAGTCGGAACAGGACTGGATAAAGCCGAAGGTAGTTTGTTTGGAGCCTTTGGTGGTGGCAAGCTTGGGACTAAGGCCAATCCAATGGTTGTCACGTTTGCAGACGGCACAACTTCTGCTGTGAGTTCCACAGGAGTTCTCGGAACTCTTGGCAAGATGATTGGAATAGGTGGAGGAAGCGGAGCTACTGGACCAGGCATGTCAGGATTGTCTACTGCGCTTGGCCAGTCATCTGAGGCTGCTGATAGTGATGCTGCGGGTGGGCTCAGTACTATCGGCTCAACTCTAACCAGTATGATTCCCTTCCTGGCGTCTGGTGGTCCAATTGATGGTCCTGCAATCGTTGGTGAACAGGGACCAGAGTTGTTTATGCCTAATGGTGCAGGAACAATCATTCCAAACCACAAACTAGCAACCTCAAGCAGCACAGCTGGTGGGCACGTATTCAACATTGATGCCCGTGGGTCTAACGATCCTGCCCAGGTAAGTGCTCAGGTAAGCAGAGCGATACACCAAGCTGCACCGTTGATTGCCGCCAATACTCTTAACGCTCAACGTGAGAAGAGTCTACGTAGGCCGGCATCTTCAAACAGGTAACAAATAACGCCCCTCTGTGAACACTATCCAGAGGGGCATGAATATTGGAGAAATAATGAATAAACTGATGTCACTTCTGGCTGCCTTGTTTATTATGGTTGGCTTTGCTAATGCACAGACCGGAATGATGGCAATCTCAGGAGACCATCTGGTGGATTCTTCTGGAACTCCACTCGCTAGTGGCACGATCACATTTGCTCCTGTGGATGGTAACAACAACCCACTATCGTACAGAATAGGTACACTGGGTAACTCTATATCTCGCCCAATCTCAGCACAAGTCACTAACGGTGTGTTCACTACAAACATCCCAGACACCTCAGTAACGAATCCACAGAACGTGTGCTTTGCTGTCACGGTTATAGATAACAACACAGGTGAGAACATTCTCGGAAGTGGATATGGTTGCGTTCAGCCATCCAGCACAGCTTCATGGTGCACCACATCAATTTGTAATTTTGACACATACGTGCCTACTCTTACTGCATCTGCAATCGCGTATCCTCCATCGGTTGCTATCGGCACGACGAGTACCAGTTTCCCTGGTGCGCCGGCACAAGCCATTAACGTTGGAGACCAGACGGGTGCAGTTATAAACTTCGTCATTCCTCAAGGGATTCAGGGACCAATCGGTGGACCCACGAGCGGTGTCAATATGACCCCTCCTGCGACTCAGAAGGTTATTCAGCCACCCAACACTTCCCTGCTGGTAAACAGTCAGAACAACGTGCGATATGTTGATCCTACGTCCACTGTAGACCTCATAACACAGATCAACACTCTCTTCACTCAGTGCAGCCTGGTTTGTAAGGTAGTCATTCCTGCTGGCAACTATGGTGCTGGATTTACGACGCCCGTAGGAACTGACGGAACTAATCCAACAGTCCTAATCCACTCGGCAACCCAGACTCTAGAAGGAGACGGAAAAGATAAGGTCAGGATCACATACGCTGGCTTGAACTTCCTTGACTGGAGATACAGTGGGGCTTGCGCGTCAGAGACATCTACAAGTTGTTATGACTTCAATGCGTCTAGCACTGTAGGTGGCTTTACAATCACCTGTACGAATAGGGCAGCACAGTGCCTCACTGGTGGGTCAACAATAGGTGCACATTGGAAAAATATCAATGTATATGGACCTACAGGTATTGTAAGTCTTGGCACTCTTACCCCAACTCTGCCTGCAAACACAGCACAGGGTTTTGTCTTTCAGAACACATACCAATGGATGGAACGTTGGCAGATGGAAGACGTAAACATTGGTGGTTTCCAGATTGCTATCCACTTTATGGCTCCGACAGGTGCTGGCACAAACTCTTATGGTTACGGAAAACTTAGTGGTGTGTGGACTAATCAAGGTGCAGCATCACAGGGAGTTGTGGTTGACAGCGGAGCTAATGTCTACAATCTACTTGGCTTTGATTACCAGTTCAATCTTGGTGGCACAACAGCTGGTGATGGAACGGCAATCTTTTATATTTTAGGAACGTTTACGGGAGAAGGGTTTCACGTAACAGGAGAGAACGCTGGGTTCCCTTATATGTTTGCTCATCTTAGTGGTGGGTTGATGTTGTTTAACGGGGACTATGATATCGAGGGTCCACCTCCTGCCAACGGAAATATTCAAGTTGATACGGTTACTTCAGGTGGCGTAGCAATTAGCTATGGACCGACGATTCCGTTTTACATCGGACCTCAAATGGGAGCCAGGTTTACCACATCAGGTATTCCTCTTTTGGTCAATTACGATGGCAGCGGTGAGTCCTTTGTTGTAAACCCAATATACGTTCCTGATTTTACAACTAATCAGGTTGCTGGTCGTTTCGGGTATCTTTATTCAACTACCACAAACAAGAACACTCCTTATATTGCAACTGATGTTAACAGTAAGTTTGCTATATTCACACGCAATGAGTTCAGTACTGAAGCTGCTCTTACTCCACGATGGACTGTTGATGGATCTGGAAATACATCTTCTGTTGTGAGATTTTCTGTTACTGCGCCTACTGGTTCAGTGCCACCACAAGCGTGCGCAGACTTTACCATAACTGGTGTGACAGGGCTTCAAACAACAGACACGATAACGCAGATTCAGCCCTCAGCTAATTTCGGCTTCCTTTCTGTAACCGCCTATCCTAGTCCGACGGCTGGAGGCAATCTGGTAGTTCACTATTGCAATCCTACTGCCGCATCAGTGGCTATCAACGCAGCTACTTATAAGTTCTCTGCGCCTCGCTAAGCTAAACAACAATTGAATTTCTTCGCACTCTGAAGCGGTCAGACCCTAGTCGGCTGGCCGTTTTCTTTTGTTGCCTAGTGAAAGTGAGGAAGCTATCAATACGACTGCATCAATACAAGACTTCACAAACGGCGCTAGTTTCAATGGTGCACTTATTGTTCCGGTTCCTTTAACTCCTGGAGTTAGAAGTGTCGAATTGTCCATTACGGACACAGTAGCAACGATCACAAGTCCATTCTCACTACAGAGCACTCAACAGGCTTGGCTTGGTGGTGATCTTTGGGAAGGTACAGTAACACTTCCTAAGATGACCAGAATACAAGCGTCACAGTGGATTGCCTTTCTCATGGCTCTCCGTGGCAGTGCTAATTGTTTCCTTATTGGTGATCCCTGGTCGTGCGCTCCGCAAGGATTGCCGCGTGGAGTGCCTGTTGTTGATAGCTCCATACTGACCAACAATCTTCCGATGACTTCTACTTTGGTAACTAGGGGCTGGTTAGCCAACACAGTGCGCCACCTTGAACCTGGAGATTACATCCAGATCGGCAACCGGTTGCACAGCCTGCTAAAGAGAGTGGATTCGAGCGGTACGGGGACAGCAACACTTCAGATATATCCCAGCTTAAGAGAACAGCCAGCAGATGGCACACCAGTCATAACTCATAATGCCAAAGGTCTATTCAGGTTGGCAACAAATAAACGCACATGGAGCGTTGATCAGACGCGTTTGTACGGTCTTAGTTTCCGAATCACAGAGGCAAAGTAAATGAGAGCTAACCTAGATCCCACGCTTGCATCTGCCTTTGCAAACAACCTTATCTATCCTGCATTATTCATCACTCTTACTTTCGCAACTGGTCCTCAGTATGCTTGGACAGGTGTTGGTAATTTTGTGATGGGAGGAAATACTTATCTAGGAGTGGGCTCATTAGGCAAGATAGGTGTGGTTGCAGAGACGGACGACTTGAACGCACAAGGAACTACAGTCACTCTTTCTGGCATTGACACAACACTTCTTCAAGATTGCATCAGTGAGATCCAGTTAGGTGCTCCTGCGTCCATAGCAATAGGGTTGCTGACACCTACCGGACAACTTATTGGAAGTCCCTACACGATCTTTGCAGGTCAAGTAGATGCTCCCACTATAACTGTTGGTGGTGACTCTTTATCTATCACTCTTGCTCTTGAGAACAGAATGGTTGACCTATCGAGACCATCACTAAGGCGCTATACTTCGGCGGACCAACGCTTATATTACCCGACTGATAGCGGTTTCGCTTTCGTTGAGCAACTCAACGACCTTGCGCTGAATTGGGGAGCCTAATGCCACTTATCAGAACCGAACATTGGGCTACTCGTGAGCTACATCAATTCCTCCAAGAAAACAAAAACATAACATTCAAATGGGGAGTCACCGACTGTGGATTGTTCGCTGCGGACGCAATCAAGTCCTTTACTGGAGTAGATATCGCTGCTGACTTTCGCGGAAAGTACACAACTCAGATAGGTGCTATCAAAGCTTTCAAGACAGTTGCTGGTGGAACAACAATCGCTGATGCTGCCGCCCATTGCGCTCAGAAAAATGGTCTCACGGAACATACTCATTGCCTAATGGCTAAACGAGGCGATTTAGTTCTACTTCAGAATGCGGGGCAGCTTATTGCAGGTATTGTCCATCTCAACGGTCGAGCCGTAGTTAGTGTGTCTGAAAAAGGCATCCTAAGTCAACCCATCACCACAGTAAAAAGATCATGGAGCGTCTAGATGGGTAAGGCATTGGAGGGAGCCGCAATGATTGCCGGCGCTATCGGTATGGGTGTTTTAGCCTTCATGGACCCCGCGCTTATAGCCTCACCATTGTTTGATAAAGTCTGGGCAACATTGATTATTGGCGGCATATCAATGGAAGCTGCCGCCATTGCCAGCGCCTTGACTCAGAACCGTGGCATGGCAATCACTACCAGGCAGACAGCAGCTGAAAGACAAATCATCTATGGCCAGCAGCGCATAGGTGGTGTGATGGTGTATAACTCAACATCTGGTGGCAGTCATGATCAGATGAACTTTGTCATCGTGCTTGCTGGACATGAATGTCAAAGCATTCAGAATCTTTACCTAGACGGTCGTCAGGTTCACTGGCTAGGCTCAGGAGCGGGATACAGTGTCCGCAACGGAGTAGGCTTTGGTGGGATAGCAGACAGCAATAATTACACTGGACCCAACGGTGTTCAATACAATTTTGGTGGCACAGGCCACAATGGAATCTACTGCGAAGCACGATATGGTGATCAATTACCTGGTGATGTAATAGGCGCTCTCACAGCGAATGATCCCAACTGGGCTGCTGATGGTGCTGGTAATTCCCCGTGGTTGGGTGGTTGCACCTACGTCTATTTGAAGATTGAGTACAACACTAATCTGTTCCCTTCACTGCCTGAGATTCGTTTCACAGTGAACGGCAAGAACAACATATTTGATCCGCGTACTGGAACAACAGGTTTCACTTCTAACGCTGCTTTGATTGCAGCAGATGTGATCACTGATCCTGTGTTTGGCCTCGGTGACAATACTGTAAACCAAGCTCAGTTGATAGCAGCAGCTAATGTCTGTGATGAGATGGTTACGCTTGGTGTGGCCCCTGGAACGCTTCAGGAGCTTAGATACACCTGTAACTATCACTACGATACTTCGACAGGGCCTGGAGACGTTCTGGCCACA